GGCGCTCGGGAGGCCGCGGAGAACTTCACCGGCCGCGCCTTCGGGGTCAAGACCTATCGGATCGTGATGACCGAGTTCGATGACGAGATCGAACTGCCGATCGTTCCTTTCCGCGACATCGAGGAGATCACCTATCGCGACGAGGATGGGGTCGAGCAAACGCTCGGGACCGGCGACTTCGAGGTCGACGAGTCCGGATTGATCCCGGTCCTCAAGCCGACCGACTCCTGGCCGGCAACGGACGGCTCGGCCAATGCGGTGACGATCGACTTCTCGGTGGGCTACGACAGCGTGCCGAAGGCGGCGCTGTGGGGAATGCTCCTGCTGCTCGGCCACGCCTTCAAGAATCGTGAGGCGATCACCGACAAGCAGGCGTTCGAGATGCCGCTCGGCGTCGAGGCGTTGCTGCGGCCCTACCGCGTGAAACTCGGGATGGCGTGATGGGCAAGGTCGCCGCGGGCCGTCTGAACCGTCGCGTGACGATCCAGAGGAAGTCGACGACGCTCGACACTTGGGGCCAGCCGCAGGCGTCCTGGTCGGACGTGGCCACGGTCTACGCTCACGTCAAGACGATCAGCGGCTCTGGGTTCGTCAACAACGAGATGCCGGCCGGCGGGACGGAGATCTCTCGCACGACGGCCAGCATCAGGATCCGCAGGCGCCGCGACGTGACGCACGGCATGAGGGTGCTGCTCGGCGACTTGATCTACGACATCCGCGCCGTGCTGCCTGACGAGGAAGGCGACGAGTTCGTGGATCTGGCCTGCGCGCTCGGCGCGAACGAAGGCTGATCGTGGCCAACGGGCGCAATCCAGGCGCGGCGCGCGCGGCGCGGCGAAGCAAGATCAAGCTCTACGAGTCGAAGGCAATCGCGGTCACGATGGAAGGTGACATCGCGGGCGCCATCCGCATGTTGAGCAAGGAGTTCCAGACCGAGGTCATCCGGCCCGCCACTTACGCTGCGGCCAGGATCATCTACGAGCAGATGCGCAGGAACGTGCCGATCGACTCGGGTGAGCTTCGGAACGCGATCTATCACTGGTTCGACGACAAGCAGTCGACGCCGACCCACCCGATCTACATGATCGGCCCGAACAAGGTCAAGGCGCCGCACTGGCACCACGTCGAGTACGGCCACTGGCGCTACAACAAGATCGTGAACGGCAGGTTCCAGAAGTCGAAGGACGGCGGGAAGGTGCGGATCAACAGCAACACGATCCCCTTCACGATCACCGACGATTGGAGGCGGGTTCACAAGCTGGACGGCGCGCTCTCTGCGCCGAAGTGGGTGCCTGGCCAACCCTACATCCGGGTCACGTTCGATCAGAACATCGGCCGGGCGCTGGAAGCCTCGAAGAAGCGAGCCGCGGAGAAGATCCGCGAGGTCATCGCGGAGATTGCGCAGTGATCGAACCCGACATCGTTGCAGAGATCAGTTCGATCTTCTCGGGCAGGGTCTACGCCGACACCGCGCAGGCCGGCGCCGCGCGGCCGTTCTGCATCTACCAGATGGTCGGCGGCAGGCCGTCGAACACGATCTGCGGAGACACCGACAAGCAGAACGCCAGGGTGCAGTTCTGGGTGTGGGCGGAGACGCGGTCGGAGGCGAACATCCTGATGCGATCGCTGGCTGACGCGCTGACCGGCGGTCCGCTGAAGGCCGTGTCGCTCGGCCCGCTGACCTCGACCTACGACGACATCACGCGCACCTACGGCGCGCAGCAGGATTTTTCGATCTGGTGGGACACCACCGCAACCTGAGTTTCACCGCCCACTTCGGGCAACCGCAACTGAGCCGCCTTCGGGCGGCTTTTTCTTTGTCCGAAAGGAGTCAAGCATGAGTTCCGAAGTTCTGCTCGTACAGGGCATGTCCATCAGCATCTCGGACGGTGAAGTGACCGAGCTCACCCCGAGCCCCGAGCCCACCTGGCACGTTCTCGACTGCGTGTCTCGCGAGATCACCTACAACGGCGGCACCGCGACCGAGAACGACGTGACCACGATCTGCTCGACCGCCAAGGAGTTCCGGCTCGGCCTGCAGGACAGCGGCACGATGTCCGTGACCGGCCACTGGAAGCCCGGCAACGCGGCGCACGAGGAGATCAAGGCGGCGGCGGCCGATAAGCTGCGCCGTCTGATCGAGGTCGAGTTCGAGGACGGGTCGATCTTCCGCGCGCTGGCCTACGTCTCGCAGCGGTCTTGGAGCGCGGCTGTCGACGGCGTGGTGACGGCCACGTTCAACTTCCGTCTGACCGGCGCGACGAGCGAAGTCGCCGCGACCTGATGAAGCTCTGGGCGCTCGATCCCTACGAGAAGTGGGGGGCCGCGCTGATCGCCTGCGCGAATGAGCGGGGGTGGTCGGCGCGGCGTGTTCGCCGCGGCGCGGACGTGGAGCGCGGCGGATACGGGTTCATCCGGCTTTCGATGGAGACGGCCGAGCTTGCTCGCAACCGCCAGGACTATGCCGAGATGCGCAAGCGCCTGACGATGGTTCAGGATCAGGCGCAGATCGACGTCTACGAGGACAAGTCCGAGCAGTGGCGGCGGTGGGGCGCTTGGATGCCGGACACCTGGCGCTTCACGAAGCTGGACGACGCCTTGGCCTTTCTCGCTGGCGCCGACTTCCCGATCGTCAGCAAGGCGGACACCGGGGCATCGAGTCGCAACGTGCGCGTTCTCGGCTACCGAGACGAGGCCGAGGCGCACGCCGTCCAGGTGTTCAAGCGCGGCATCCCGATCGAGCGTGGCCGTGTTCAGCGTGGCTACCTGCTCCTCCAGCGGTTCATTCCGCACCGCATCACCTACCGGGTGAACGCGCTCGGTAACGCGCGCGCAGCATTCTTCCGGTACTGCTATCCGGATCGGCCGGTCGCGCAGACCGGCAATGTGGATCCTGCGATGGAGATGACCGAAGAACTGGAGTCCCTGTTCGAGTTCTCGGACGGGTTCTTCAGGGCTGCCGGCACGAAATGGTGCGCCATCGACGTTCTGAAGGATGGCGACAAGTGGAAGTTGCTCGAAACGAGTGAGGGATGGCCGTGGCCGAGTCCGGGAACCTGCAATCAAGCGCCGATCTTCCGGTCGACGCGGAGCCGACGCTGGATCGAGATGATGGATCTACTGCTGGACGAGATCGAGGAAGGCGCGTTCTCCAGTTCGTAGGCTCGCGCGCGTTCGTGCTGTACGTCAACTCGAACATGATGGTTTGCTCGATCGTGTTCGTTGCGTGGGCGCTGCCGCGCGAGACGATCAGCGGGCTCCTGGGCCGGTGGAAGGCGACCGGATCGACGTGGCAGCGGCGCTTCGCGATGCCGGCGGCGTGGGTGGTCGACCGGATCTACTTCTGGGAACCGAATCACTGCTCAGAGGTCTACCGGATGGAGGAGGACGCCCGCAAGGCGCTCTATCCTTGATCTCTGTCGTCACGTTCAAGTGGTCGACGCCAGGCTACCGCGCAACCTTCGAGGCGCGGCACGTCAACGTGCTGGCGGCGATGGTGGCAAGGCACTACCACCGGCCGCATCGCTTCGTCTGCTTTACCGACGACCCGACCGGGTTGGCGTCGAACGTCGAGGCGCTTCCGATCTGGGATGACCTGGCGGCGGTGCCGAACCCGACCGGCGGCGGCCGGCCGAGTTGCTACCGACGGCTGAAGCTCTGGTCGCCAGGGATGCGAGGCGTGCTCGGCGAGCGTTTCGTCTGCCTCGACCTGGACGCGGTGGTGGTCGACGACCTCGCGCCGCTCTGGGACCGCACCGAGGACGTGGTGATGTGGCGCGCCCCGCGCGTGCGCTGGCCATACAACGGGGCGATGTTCATGGCCGAAACCGGGGCGCGGCCGCATGTCTGGACGGACTTCGACGCCGTGGACTCTCCGCGCAGGACGGTGGCGGCGGGCTACCGCGGATCGGATCAGGCGTGGATGTCCCTGGCGCTCGGCGCCGGCGAGGCGACCTGGGACGAGTCGGACGGGGTGTGGTTCTACGGCGCCATGCCGAAACCGCGCGATCGTTTGCCGGCCGGTGCTCGCATTGTGTTCACGACGGCCAGCACGCCGCCGTGGGCGTTGACGCACCAGTGGGTGCTCGAGCATTGGCGGTGAGCGGGAATGCTGACGGTCGTCTGCTGGATCTGGCGCGGTGAGCGCATCTACCTCCCCGAGCACGTCAACGTGCTGCGCAGGATGCTCGCGCGGCACCTTCATGTGCCGCATAGGGTGGTCTGCATCACCGACGAGCGCGATGGGTTCGACTCAGGCATCGAGGTCGTGCCGACGCCGGCCGCGGCGCGGCGCGTGGCTGCCATGAAGTCTCCCGAGGGGGAGCAGATGCCGAGTTGCTACCGCCGGCTCTGGATGTTCTCTGACGAGGCCCGAGCAATTGGCGACCGGGTGCTGCTGACTGACGTCGACCTCGTCGTGACTGGCGACATGACGCAACTGGTGGCGCGAGCAGAACCGTTCGTGGGCTGGTTGCCGCGCGGCAAGTGGGGCAATCAGAAGCACCGGATTGCCGGCGGCTTCTACCTGATGACGACCGGCGCTCACATGGATGTGTGGAATGACTTTGGGCCGGACGGCGTTGCTGCGGCGCGCGCGGCCGGCTACCGGGGGTCCGACCAGGCGTGGCTCAGTCACAAGCTCGGCGCCAGAGCGGCGCTGTGGGGGAGCCGAGACGGCATCTACGCGCTTTCGGACTTGGGGCGCAGGCCCGTTGGCTTGCCGAATGACGCGCGCCTGGTGCAGTTCGCCGGGCATCTGAAACCGTGGGACGAAGCCGCAATGAAGCTGCGGTGGGTCGCTGCCAACTACCACTGAAGGAACGCATGAACTTCGACATCAACGCGCTGGAAGCGGCGGCAAGCAAGACCTTCGACGTGAAGGTTGGCGAGCGTGACGATGGAAGCCCGGTCGGCTTCCGGGTTCTCGGGCCGTCCTCCGAACAGTACCAGCAGGCCGAGCGCGAGATCGAGATTCTGGCCACGAAAGAGTCGGCCGCGCGCAAGAAGATGGTCGACATGACCACTGACGAGGGCGCCGAGGTCGTGGTCGACGGCATGGCCAAGTCGCGCGACCTGCTCATCAAGTCCTGCGTCGTCGGCTGGTTCGGTTTCACCGAGGGCGAGACGAAGCCGCTGGACTTCACGCCGGCCAACCTCGAGCGCGTGCTGCGGGCGAAGCCTGTGTGGCGCAAGGTGATCGTCGCGGCGATCGAGAGCGAGGCAAATTTCGCCGAGGGCTGACGGAAGCCCTGCTGGAGTACGCCCGCGCGCACTTTGCGTTGTCAAGGCCCGATCCGCAGTTCAAGGGCAAGACCCGGCTCCAGGTATTCCTCGATGTCAAGAAGCAGACAGGCAGGATCGCGCCGGAATTGGAGGCGCTTCCTGCGCTTCCTGTCGAGGCGGCATATCTGTGGCGTTGGTTCTGCGATCTGGGCGGCGCCAGGACATCAGGCATGGCGCTCAACCCGATCGCGTGGGCCGACATGGCGGGGTACTTCGACCTGATTCGAGTGCGTCCGGAGCGATGGGAAATCGAGGCGATCCGTGCTATGGATAGCGCCTATCTTGCGAGTCGTGATGATAGGCAACCGCAGACGGCCGTGACTGGCGCGAGCGGAATGAAACGGGTGGCGCCTGGCGAGAAGCCGAGGCGCAATCGAAAGGACTGAGCGATGGCTGACGAAATTGCCCGCGGCGTAGTGAGGATCGACGGTGATGCGTCGGGCCTTGAGGCGTCGATGGCGAAGGCCGCGCAAGCCACCGAGCAGGCGCAGCAGAAGGTCGCCAGCGCCGCCGGCAAGATGGGCAAGTCGCTCACCGATGCCGGCCAGGATGCGGAGAAGGCCGCCGGCCAGATGGACCAGGCCGGCCGGCGGTTCCTGAATAGCCTGGAGCGCCGCACCGTCGAGATGGAGCGCGGCAGGGTCGGCCTGTTCGAGTACCGCGCGCAGCAACTCGGCATCTCTCAGGAGGCGGCGCCGTTCATCACGCGGATGCGCCAGTCGGAGGCGGCCGTCGGCAAGCTCGGGATGTCCGCGAAGCAGACGACACAGGCAATGCGCCTTCTGCCGGCGCAGATCACCGACATCGTGACCGGCCTCGCCTCCGGCCAGCCTGCCTACCTGGTGGCGATCCAGCAGGGCGGTCAGTTGAAGGACTCGTTCGGCGGGATCGTGCCTGCTGCGAAGGCGCTCGCCAGCGTGTTCACTCTGACGCGCGTGGCCATCGGCGGCGGCATCGCCTCAATTGGCGCTCTGATCGCAGCGTACAACCAGGGCGCGCAAGAGGCCGATGCCTTCAACCGGGCTGTCGTGATGACCGGCAATGCGGCCGGCGTCAACGCAGGCCAGCTCGCCGAGATGGCACGCAGCATCGACGGTGTTGTTGGCACGCAGGCGCAGGCCGCGGAGGCGCTGGCCGCACTGGTGAGCACTGGTCGCGTGGCCGGGGCGAGCCTGGAGCAAGTCGGCACGGCCGTCGTGAACATGGCCCGCAATATGGGCATGTCGATCGCGGACGCCGCCAAGCAGTTCGCGGAGCTCGGCAAGGATCCGCTGACCGCTTCTGAGAAACTGAACGAGTCCTACCGATACCTGACGCTCGCCACCTACAATCAGATCGCCGCGCTGATTGAGCAGGGCCGGGAGGCCGACGCCGCCGCCGCCGCGCAGCAGGCGTTCGCCGATGCGATGAATAGCCGCAGCGGCCAACTCGAGCAGAATCTCGGATACATCGAGCGCGCCTGGCGCGGCATCAAGGATGCCGCGAAAGAGGCGTGGGATTCGATGCTCGGCATTGGCCGGCAGGATACGCCCGAGGCGGCCCTGCGGCGTGCGCAGGCGGACCTTGCCGATCTTCAGAATCAGCGTGACAACGGGTGGGGCTTCACGTTCGGGATCGACGGCGCCATCTCGCGCCAACAGGAGGTCGTCCGTCTCGCCCAAGAGGCGGTCGATGCCGCGAAGAAGCGCGCCGACGAGGAGAAGCGCGCGGGCGATGCGCAGAAAGCAGGCATCGACGCACAGAAGGAGAACGCGAAGCTATATGAAAGAGCTCTCCCGAAGGCGCAGCAACTCGCCAATGCCCTGAAGGCGCTCGACGAGCGCAACGCCAAGATCCTCGCTGCTGGCGGAACGGTCGACGCTGAGTTGGACAAGAGGGCGCGCGAGTACCTGCGTAAGCAGTACGCGGAGCGCGGCGGCGGCGCGGGTCGCGCGTACACCGACGACGCGGCGACCCGGATGCTGCAGAGCCTCCGGGAGACTGGTGCGGCGCTGCAAGCGCAGATCGACAACGAGGAAAGGCTCGGTGCCGCGGCGCGCGCAAGGGTCGAGTTCGAGCAGAAGATCGCCGATCTGAAAACGAAGGGCACGCTTACGGCCGAGCAAAAGAGTCTGCTCGCCAACGAGGACAAGATCCGCGCGCAACTCGAAACGAACGAGGCGCTCGAGCAGGAAGTGGCGATCCGCAAGGTCATCGCCGACCAGCAGAAGAAGGAAGCCGAGGCCGAGGAGAAGTTCGCGCAGCGCGCGGCGCAGATCAGGGAAGAAATCGCGACCGCTCGCGATGGCCGGCTGGAGCAATACGACCGGCAGCTCGGCGCTTTCGGTCGGAGCGACCTGGATCGCGAGATGGTCGGCGGCCAGGCCAGCATCTTCCGCGAGTTCCAGCGGCGCCAGGCGCAGCTTCTCAGGGATACGCCCGAGCACTTGCTCGGATCGGACAAGTACATCACCGAGTCAATGGCGATCAAGGCTGCGCTCGACCAGGCGCTCGCCGACCACGAAACCTACTACGCCCGGCTGCGCCAGGAGCAGGCGAATTGGGAGAACGGGTACAAGCGCGCGATGGCCAACTACATCCAGGCCGCGGGCGACATTGCCGGCCAGACCGAGCAGTTGTTCGGCAATCTGTTCAAGGGTCTGGAGGACGTGTTCACGCAGTTCTTCACGACCGGGAAGGCAAGCTGGCGCGACTTCGGAATGGCGATCGTCGAGGAGATCAACCGCATCATCATCCGCTCGCAGATCATCGGGCCGCTTGCAAAGTCCATGCAGGCAGGCGGCGGCGGCGGTTTCCTGGCGAATTTCATCGGTTCGATCGTAGGCGGCGGCAAGAGCGCGGCGCCGGTTCCTGTCGCGGCGTCGGCATCCAGTCCATTCGGCATGAGTTGGCACGCATCTGGAGATGTGTTCGGGCCGTCTGGAATCGCTACCGGCCCCACGGTGTTCTCATACGGCGGCGGACGGATGGGCGTTGCTGGCGAGGCGGGCTACGAGGCCGCTGTTCCGTTGGCGCGCACCGCCAGCGGCGATCTTGGCGTGAAGGTTGCCGGCGGCGCGCGCGCATCCCAGCCGACCGTCGTCAACATGACTGTCGTGACGCGGGACGCTGAGTCCTTCAGGCGCTCAGAGGGACAGATCAAGAGTCGCCTCGCCGGATGGTCGAGCGGCGCGCAGAGGTTCGCATGAGCTTCATCGACGTTCGCTTTCCGAAGCAGCAGGGCTACGGGTCGGTCGGTGGGCCGGGGTTCCGAACCGAGGTCGTCGAGACGGCAAACAAGCGTGAGAAACGCAATCGTGTCTGGACGGACGCACGACGCCGCTACGACCTGACGATCACCGCGCGCACGCAGGACGAGGCCGAGGACATCCATGAGTTTCACGCAGCGATGGGTGGCCGTGAGCACTCGTTCCGGTTCTGGGATCCGCTCGATTACAAGCTGACCAATCAGTCGATCGGGCCGGGCGACGGCACGACCAAGGCGTTCCAGGTCGTCAAGACCTACTCGCAGGGCTCGGCAACCCATACCCGTACCGTCGACAAACTCGTCGCCGGCATTGTCGTGAAGATCAATGGCGTCACGCAGACGATCACGACGCACTACGCCGTTGACCTGAACACCGGGATCATCACCTTCGGTACGGCGCCAGCCGACGGCGCGACGATTACCGTGACCGGCGAGTTCGATGTGTGCGTGCGCTTCGCCGAAGATGAGTTGCGGTGGGTGGTGGTGGACAGTGAAGGCACGCCTCCGGATCGCTATCTCTGGCGCCCAGAGTCGCTGAATCTGATCGAGGTCATCGGCGAATGAGGACCGTCCCCGCCGCCATCACCACGGCCCGCCAGTCGTCGGCCTCGCGCCTGTGCAAAATCTGGAGGATCGAGCGTACCGACGGCACGGTGCTGCGCTTCACCGAGCACGACCGCGACCTGGTCGTCGATGGCGAGACGTTCCTCGCGACGGCCTCTTTCGATCCGTCGAGCATCAAGGTCAACGCCGACCTGTCCGTTTCCGACATGGACGTGCAGGGCGCGTTCGACAGCAGTTACATCACCGCCGAGGACTTGCTCGCGGGCCGGTACAACGGCGCGTCGTTCTGGGTGGCCGAGTGCCTCTGGGACAACGTGGCCGCCGGCAAGGATATCCAGAAATTCGGCTGGCTCGGAAACGTGAAGGAGGCCGGCGGCCAGTTCGTCGCCGAGTTGCTTGGCCCCGAGCGCATCCTTAACCGAAACATCCTGCGGCTCTACACGGTGGCCTGTGCCTGGACGCTCGGCGATTCTCGCTGCGGGGTGACGCTGGCCGGCTACACGCAGGCCGGCACCGTCTCGTCGGTCACCAGCCGCCGGGTGTTCGGCGTGACCGGCATCAGCGTGCCGGGTGGCGAGGAAGCGGACTGGTTCACGTTCGGCAAGGTGACCTTCACCAGCGGCGCGAACGACGGCCTTTCGATGGAGGTCAAGAACTTCGACGGAACGGAAGTTGAGTTGATGCTGCCGATGCCGTTCGACGTGGCCCCAAGCGACACCTTCGACATCGTAACCGGGTGCAACAAGTCGCTTGGGGCCTGCCGGTATCGGTTCAACAACGTGCTGAATTTCGGCGGGTTCCCGCACGCGCCGCAGTCCGACGACGTGATCAAGGGCATCGTGAACACCGAGACGGCGCCGACGAACAACGCCATCCTTGACCCGAGCCCGACCGATGGGAGCGCGAGCGCATGACCGTGACGCGTGAACAGTGGATCGACGAGATCCGATCCTGGGTCGGCGTGCCGTGGGTCCACCAAGGGCGCAACCGGCACGGCGTGGACTGCATCGGCCTGGTCATCGCCTCGGCGCATGCGCTCGGGCTGACGGAGTTCGACACCCGCGCCTACGGCCGCACGCCGATGGGCGACTTCCTGGTCCGCATGTGCAACGAGCATATGACCCGAAAAGCGAGAGCGGAACCCGGTGACGTGCTGCTCATGCGCATGTCGAAGTTTCCGCAGCACTTCGCCGTGCTGGTCGAGCCGGGCCGGATTGTCCATGCGCGGGGCGAGGACGGGCGCGTGGTCGAGACGAACATACCCGACGCCTGGTGTCGTCGGGTGGTCGGCGTGTACGCGGTTCCGGGGGTGGCGTAATGGCGCAACTCGTTGTCGCTGCTGCCGGGGCCGCGATCGGCGGGGCCATCGGCGGGCCTGCCGGCGCTCGGATAGGATGGATGATTGGCTCGATTGCCGGCGCTGCCCTGTTCGCGGAAAAGCAGGAAGGCCCGAAGATCGAGGACGGCAAGTTCTCGTCGTCCATCTACGGCCAGCCGATCCCGCTGAACTACGGGACGATGCGCCACGCCACGCAGCTCGCCTGGTGGTCTGGACTCATCATCCGCACGGAGGATGTCGGCGGCAAGGGCGGCGGCGGAGCAGAGGTCAAGAAAGCGCGCATGAACCTGCTGCTCGCGGTCTGCGAGGGGCCGCAGGCCGCCGTGCTGCGCATCTGGGCCAATGGCCGACTGATCGCAACCTTCGACGGCATCGGCTACGACGTGGACGAGGAGGTGCTGCCCGCCGGGGAGGTGCGCGTCTATCTCGGCACGTCGACGCAGGTCGCTGATCCGACCTATGAGGCAGCGGTCGGAACCGAGAATGCTGTGCCTTATCGCGGCACGGTGATGATCGCGATTGATGGGCTGGAAGGCGATGCATTCGGGAACCGGCCGCCTAACGTGGAGTGTGAGGTCGCGGGCGAAATCGAACCGGTTGCGTGTCCTGTCGATCCGATCCATGCGACCGGGGCACAGCAGGCCGGGCTTTACGTTCAGGGCTACGGATTCTCAAATCGCACGTCGAGTGCGGCCTACGATGCCGCGACGAGCACCTATTACATCGTGACCGAAGGCACCGACGGCTCGGTGCGGCAGATCGAGGCCTACGATGTGAGCGGTGCTGCGCCTGTGCTGTCCCGCGTGATCGACCTGGAAAAATGGGGGATCGCGACGGATAACATCTTCGTCGCGGGCATAGGATTCGATCCTGAGAACGGTCTACTGCGGGTGTCGGCTGGATACACCTGGTCTGGGTCTATTGTTGGTGCGCCGACCGAGTACATATGGGACGGCGAAATTCTGCACGAGTCCGCCGCGAAGCTCACAAACGATTCTTGGGGCGATTTCCCGGTCAGCGGGCAAACCGCCTCAAACGGCGCCCGCCACGGCATCCAGTACGCGATTTATCCGTCGAGCCCAGCGGGTGGGAGCGTCCTGCGCGGCGAGGTTGGGTGGTGGTCGCACACAAGCTCGATCATCGGATTTCGTCTCGCCAGACTCGTAAATGGGTCGCAGGGCGGGGCAGACGAGTATGCGTGGTTCCAGCAGTCGGACTTCTCGCGTTACACGAGGACTTCCGATGTCATCTACATCCCGAAGCGTTCCGGGGTCTGGAATGGGGGCGGGTTCAACCTTGCGATAAGGTGGGAGGAGAACGCGATCTACCTCGACAACGAAGGCGCGGTCAGTCTGTTGCCGTGGGACGGCGCAGGCGGCTACAGCCTCTCGATGAGTCGCAGCCTCGTCTACGCGCCGCGCAGGAAGAAGGTCTATATCGTAGCGGACGGCCTTGCGGTCGGCGTCGGGTCGATAAACATTGACGCCACGCAAGTCTACGCGCTGACCGTCGATGGGCCGATCCAGCCGTGGCCGGCTGAAATCACCAATAACCCGAACTTCTCGGTCTGGAACGAGGCGGGGGATTGCCTCGTCGTCGGGCGCACGGTGGGCGCTGGCCTGGTCTATTGGACGATTGACCCGGACACGATGACCGTTCTGACCGGGCCTTGCTCATACGACGAGGACCGCCGTGTCGTGGCCGCGAAGGATCTC